AGAAGAAACGTCAAGTAATATAAACAAAGTAGATAGAAGCACAATTAATAGTTTAGAAGTAATTATAGGAATTGGTAGAATTATTAAAGATGTTTTAATTGAAGATATAAATTTTTCAATCCGATCTTTAAAATCAAAAGAAATAAAAGAGGTCCTAAGAATAGGATTAAAAGCAAAAGATAAAATTGATGAATTGTATTCAGTTAGATCTGCTACATTAGCTTATGCTCTTTACGAAATAAATAATATACCTTTAGAAGTATTATTAAAAGATGAAAATATTGATGCTAAATTAAACTTTATAGAAGAATTAGATGACTTTGTTGCAGAAAAATTGTATAAAGAATATACAAATATGGTAAAGGAATATAAAAAACAAGCACAACAAGATCTTGGATCTAATATGGAGGAAATAGTAGAAACAATAAAAAAATCGTAAAAGATCCTGAGCAGAGATTTATTTGGTATTTATGTAAAGAGTATAAAAAAATACCAGGAGATGAATGGTTTGATGAAATTGATGAAAATACATGGATGTATATGTATGCACATTGGCTTCAGGATCTGGAAGAAAAACATGAATTTGCCAAAAATTATTCAACATATATAGGTGCATTTTCTAATTATAATATGGCTCAAAAGATAATGAATACTGAAAATCCAGAATATAATACTACAGAAGAAGAATTTAATCAATCAATAGAAAATATAAAAAATATTAGAAATTTACAAGAACAAATACAAGTTAGAAAAAGAAAAGTAGTTAAAGATTAATAATTAAATAGAGACTAATAAATGCCAACGCAAGACCAATTAAATATATTAGAAGCTGTTGATGAAAAAATAAGTAAAATTGGTTCTACATTAGATGGTTTTGCAAATTCTATAAATTCTCTTGTATCAAAATTAATTGACATTCCATCTTCATTAGAAAATATTAATAATAAAGCAAATAGTACATCTGGTGGTATTGGTAAATTAAATTCAGAGGTTCATAAATCAACAGATTTAATTGATAAATTAAAAACATCTATTAGTAATTATGGAAGTAAATTATCAGAAACAGCTACTGATTTAGAAAATAATCAAGAGGCAATGGATAATATTAATACTATTGCCTCTACTTTAGCAACTGTTTTGTTTGGTACGACTTCAACATTTTCTAAAATGAATAATGAAGTATCTGTTGGAAATCAAAGCCTTAAAGATTATACAGCTACTCTTGATACATTAGGAAATAATTGGAATAAAGTAAAAGGTATTATAGAAAATATACCTATACTGAAAAATATTAATAAAATGATTCCGGCTTTACAAGAGGCTGGTTCAGCTCCTGCTGAAGCCTCTTCTAGAGAAAATTTATTATACTATAATTTAGCTAGATCAGGACAAATTGGTGCAGGAAATCAAGCTGAAATTATAGAAGATCTTGATTTGAGAATGCAATCCTTTTATAAAAATTTAACAGATGTAGCAGATGCTACTGGGTTATCTAGAGGAGAAGCAGAAAAATATACTTACGAATTAATGAAAATACCTGGAGCTTTTGAAGCTACCACAACAAAAGCTGGAGATGTTAAAACTGGAGTATCATTATTAGAAGCTGCTATTAAAGTAGCAAGAGGAACAACTGGTGATTTTGCAGATGTTCAAAAAATGTTAACTTCTGAATTTCAAAGATTTGGAACAGTATCTGATAAATCTTTAAAATATATGAGTGAAGCATATTATTTACAACAAAAATTAGGATTATCCTATACAGATATAGAACCACAAATAAATCAATTATCTGATGCAATGGCAGCTTATGGAGATAATACTGAAGGTGTCATTAAAGCTTATGGCGGATTAATGTCAGCTTTAAAAGATGTTGGTGGAGTGGGTCCAAAAATTATGAATGAAATTTCCCAAAATTTTATAGGCTCAATAAAAAATATGGATATTGCTCAAAAATCATTTCTATCCTCACAAACTGGAGGATCGGGTGGACTAAAAGGAGCTTTTGAAATAGATTTTTTATTAAAAGAGGGCAAAATAGATCAAGTAATGTCAAAAATGCGAGATGCATTAATGAAACAATTTGGTGGACAAATTGTTAATCTTGAACAAGCAAGAACAAGTGACATTGATGCTGCACAAATGACAAAGCAATTATCATTTTTACAACAAGGTCCATTTGGAAAATTGGTTCAAGATGATGCTCAAGCATATAGATTATTAGAAGCTTTTCAAGAAGGAATTACTCCTGCAGAAATAGGTGGAGAAGAGATTCTGAAAGAATCAATGGATGCAGGAAATAAAATAGGAGAAAGACAATTTTCTGTATTAAATACAGTTGCGAATCATTTAGCGAATATTGCTGATATTTCATTATTAAATTATTATCAAACAATTAGAGTCTCTGGAGAAGAAAATGCTTTTACTAAACAAATTAGAGAATTAAGAGATGAAGCAAGTGAAAATTTATCAAAACGATTAATAGCCGGACCCACAGCTGAAAATCTTCCTGAAGACAAAAATATAATGAGTTTATTGAAAGAAACAGCTAATGTTAGTTTTAATTTAATTGGCGGCGGGAAAGAAACAATAACAAAGGAAATACAAAATAAAAAAGCAGAAAAAGAAACTTATGAACATTATGGCAAACCAGAAACACAAGAATATTTTAATAAACCAGAATCATATTCAGCAATTCCTGCAACAACAATGAATCAAGCTAAACAAAATGAAAAACCAGTTGTTGGAGGAGCTGTTCAACAAAATAATATTAATGTTAAATTTGAACCATTAAAATTAGAAATAACAACAGATGGTGGTCAAACTAAGACAGTTGATGCAGAGTTAAAAGCATATGAAAGTAATGAAGTAGCAAAATCTACAAAAGGATTTTAAATGGCTCTTAGTTTTGTAGAAAATATAACAGATTTAATTGTAAAATCTCCTCCTAGTCCAACTGGATATGGAACAAGACAATCACAAATACCTTCAAATCGTTTAGCTAAAAATACTAGACATATAATGAAGTGGATTATTCCAGAACAACCTGTTGTTGAAATGTATATTAATCCACAAAATATACAAATTCAAGATGAGAAATTAATAACAGAACAAAGAACAAAAGGTGGATATACTTTACAATATTGGGGAGAAAATATTAAAAATATATCTTTATCTGGAACTACAGGAACTTCTGGAGTTGAAGGATTAAATGTTTTATATGATGTATATAGAAATGAACAATTAATGTTTGATCCTTATGCATTGACTCTTGAGTCAGAATATCAAAAACAAGAACAAGATAATTTTGATAGTTTATTAGGAATAAATATTGAAGGATCATTGTCAGATATAGCTAATTTTTTAGACAGTTCTAATAAAAATAATACTGTATCATCTTCTTCTAGGGCTAAACCCACATTGGCTTCATTGGCTTTTTCAGTAGAAATGTATTGGATGGGTGAAATATATAGGGGATATTTTAAAAGTATGTCAGCTACAGAAGGAGTTGATAGTCTTGGATTATTTAGTTACAATATTAATTTTAGAGCATTGCAGAAACGAGGATTTAGAACAAACTTCTTAGCTTGGCATAAATCTCCAAATGGAGTTGCAGAAACACCTCCCAAATATAGAGAATTAAGTTATAAATATGCAGAAGAATATTATATTACAACAAATCAACGTCAACAACTAGAATTGATAGATCAATTCGATATATATTAATAATATGGCTTTTTTAAAAGATTTAGAAGGTTTTGGAAAAGAACTTATTAATCAATTAAATGATCAATATTTGGGAGAAAATACTACACGCTCTTTAGATAAAGGAACTACACAATATGGATCTTTAGGAGATTTTGCTAATAAAATAGATACTACAGCTACAAGATCATATGTAGAGTCTGGATATATTAGAAATGTAAAACCAAATAGTATGCAAGTTATGTTCCAAGAACCTGAAGCTACTGTTTTGGTAAAAAAAAGATTATTTGATTCATTAGTTGATAATTATAAGCCAGAATTAATGGATGAATCTGAAAAATTATTTATTAAATCTTCAAAAAAATTATTTCAAAACAAATGTCAAGTAATTTCTTCATATGAAGTTTTAACAAAAATTGAAAAAGTATCAAAAAACCGTGGTTTTTTAGATGATAGATTAGTTCCTTTAATGATATCAGCTTTTGACACTTTTGTTAATATTTCATCTACCTTATCATCATCATTAAATTTTAATGGTGGAATTGGTTCTGTAATAGATACTTTAAGAAAAATATATTCATTTTCTGAACCTGAATTAACAACCACTTGGATAAATGATAGAAATTTACCATTTCTAACTCCAAATGGAGAAGGAACTGGAATTATAGAATTGACATTAGTTTCTGATTTATCAACTAATGTATCTACATCTTTTGCAACAGGTGGCGGGTCTTTAACTATAGAAGATCCTTATCATTTATTATTTATCACTGAGGATGATATTGATAAAGCAATATCAGACGCTGTAGCGGCTTCTAATATATCTTCTTCTTCTACAGATATATTTTTTTCATTTTCACTTGAACAATTATCAAATCAAATTAAAGATCTTAAAACTAATCTTAATTCTTTAAGACGAAATAGAGGTGCTTCTGAAATATCTTTTAAAGTAAGTTCTAATACATTAATTTATAAACGTTTGGTTTCAATTTTGGATGCTGTTGGAAAAGAAATTATATTTTCTTATAATCCTGGAGTGCTTGGAATTAATGCTTCAGTTGAAGTGGATCAATTTGACTTAGGAATTCAAGTATTATCAAATCAAGAATTAGAATTATTTAAGCAAATAATTATTCATACATATCAAGTTCTTGATATGCAACGACAAATGGATCAGAATGAGAAAAATATAAATATTGATTCAACAATTGAACATCTAAGAGAGAAGATGCGTTTACATTATTGTAGTAAACATTTAATTCAAATTATGGATTCAATTCATGTATTTATAAGTTCGAAATCATTAATTGATAATAAAGTTCAAGGATACAATTCACAATCATTAACTGGAGATTCAAATAATTTATTATCAATGATTGATACAACGATGCAAAACGTATCAGGAATGCTTAACAACTTCTCATCATTATTTAATAATAATGAAAAATCATTTACTGATTTAGAGAAAGAAGCTATTGTTGGAAGAGATTTTCCTGATTGGTTATGGCAATCTTTAAGAAATTCAATAACTAGAGATTCTTCTGGAATTCAGGTGGCACAAGGTATTGTTGTAAGTGTTAATGAAAGTTTCAATTCTGGAAAATATGTATTAAATGTACAGTTTAAAGATAATTGTCATTACTTTGGACTAAGTCAAGTAAATATAAAACCAGCTGTAGATGTATTTAATGGGGAATTATATAATCCATTAACTCCATTTGAATTAGATTATGATTTATCAACAGGATTTGCGGCAGATTCTTCACCGCCTTTACTTAAAGAAAATATAGAACTATTAAATACAGGATATGTAAAAGGTAAAAATGGCGGAAGGCTTATTGGTGTTCCGTTACTAGAACAACTTTATTTTATTCCAGATTTAAATGTAGAAGTTAATAATAAAGCAATAGCAAATCCTAGAAAAATATTATATGACCCTGATGGATTTGTATATCGCTGGAAAAATGGTATTGGAACATATATATGGGAAGGACCTAGAACAGCTGGTGCTCCAGCATTATCTAATAATCCATTTGCTGGTCAAGATGTAATGAATGTATTATCATTACTTATTACTGGAAATCCATATAATTATAATAATTTTGTTAGAAGTGCAATAGAGACAGCTAATCTATCAAGATATTCTTTTTCAGGAAAAGCTTCTCATTCTTATATAAATAGTTTATTATCAGATTTGCAAAAAACAAATATAGTTTGGGGCAACTTTGTTCCATTTAAAAAAATAATAATAAATGAACGTGGTTTTCAATTTTTAATAAATAAAGAACAATCATTAACTGATAAAAAATATCAATTAAATGATTTATTAAAACAAAGAGCTGAATTATTTGATTTATTAACAAAAACAACAGATGGAGCGCAATTTGCTAAAGCTCCTGTTTTTTATAAAAAAGATATAAATGGTTCATATCAAGCTCCGGAAACAATTTCTGCCGGTTCATCTGCTAATCAAGCTACTATTGCATTAATATCAATAGATCAAAAAATAAATAATATACAAAAAGAAATAGCTAAGTCTATTGGAGAATCTAATACAGGGTCTGGTGCTCTTCAAATTTATGGTGATGATATTTCTTTTGATTCCAATGTTACTGAAATAGACTCAGGTTTAACAGAAGAGCAGATTAAGCAGTCAAGAATTGAACTTAGGAGAAAGCTTAATTTATTAACATTAAGAAGATTTTGGAAAGTAAAAGCAAACGAAGATAGAAATTTATTTATTGTAGACGATCAATATGATAAAAATTTTGATATACAAGCTTTTGAAAGAAGCCTTGGTAAATTATCAACATTTCAATCAGAATATGCTAGTCCAGCAGATCATATTAAAAATGTATCAGATATTTTAGGATTAGAAGTATTTGCTGATAGTCAAGGAAATATTCAGGCGCGTCCACCTGCATATAATAAAGTTCCAAGTTCTGTTTTCTATAGAATGTTAAAAGACCTTAAAAAGGGTAAAAGAATATTTCCAAAGACATTACAAAGCTTATTTATAAATCAAATAGAAGGAATTATAGATAGAATAGAAATTATAGAAGATGAATTAAGATTACGAACAGCTTTGTTAAATGTAGCTACAGATTCTGAAGCAGAAAAAGCTTTATCTGGAAATATATTTAATTCTAATTTTACAAATTTTGGTTCATCTGTATTTAAATTTTTAACTTTATCAGATGGTATATTTAAAAATATTGGAGATATTCGCTCTGTCATTCAACAATCAACTCCAGAATATAGTTCAGATCAAGAACGAAAAGTATTAAAATCTACAAATGAAATAATTTCTGGTCAATTAAAATTAAATACAGTATTTGATCCAACTGCAAAAATTGATTTAGTAAATAATAAACTTGTCTTTGAAGAAGAATCAGTTAGTGCCGCAAATAGATTCTCTACTGTAAGAGAAAGATTGCAAAGAAAACTTGGAACATCTGTATCAAATAGAGAACAATATTTTTCAACTGTATCAAATAAGCAACAAAGTGAAATATTAAGAATAACAAATGAAATTGGAATATTTATATCTGAAAGACAGGGAATATTAAAATTATTATATAATGCTATTAAAAATATAGATGAAGGTTTATCATTAAATAGCGATTCAAAATCAGGATCTACATTATTATTTCCAGAATCATTAAATAGAAAATCAAATAATATACCAGAAATTATTGAGCATATGATTGAAGATGAAGAAACAGACGATCTTGGTCCAGGGTCATCTAGTAGATATATTATAAAAGAAAATCAAATAATATCTTTAAGTATAAGTGAAAATGCTCCTGATTTTACAGCAGTAGAAGTAAATGGTCTTTTTGGTGATGGATTAGCGCAACCTCCAACAGGATTATCATTAGGAAATGGTGGAAATGCAATTACATCAGCACAAGCTGTAGATTATGATTTGTGGCAAATGTATGGATTTAGAATAAGGCAATCAGTTCCTGCTCCATATATCTCAAATGCTAATACACAAGCTGCCCCACTTGCAACATGGTTATTAACGCAACAGAGAAAAAATATAATAAAAGGATCAATAACAATTTCTGGAAATGAATTTATGCAGGCTGGAGATGTTGTATATTTAGATGGTAGAGATTTATTATTCTATGTAGAATCGGTTCAACATCAATTTAGTTATGGTAATAGTTTTACCACATCAATGAATTTAACCTTTGGACATGTTCCTGGAGAATATATTCCAACAATGCTTGATGTTGTTGGAAATGCTTTATATTCTAGAAGGTATCAAGCTAATTTAATAGAACATAATAGATTTGGTCATGCCAATGGCGATATATCTTTAACAGCTATATTTATAAATAATCAAACATCATCTTTAGCTAAAGAGGCATTTTTAAGTGGGACTAATGGTTCCGATAATCAAAAGAGTTTATCAAATATATTATATGCTTTATCTGGTGGATATAATTCAGATGCTACCAAGAAACCAATAGTTGAATTACGTATATATTATAATTCAAATAAAAATATATCAATAAATCCTTTTATTAAACTTGCAGCTGAAGAAATAATAAAATGGATTTCTAATCCAGAAAAAAATATTACTGGTAGCAATACAAAAACATTAGATCTTAAATTAGATGGTAGAAATTTAGATAATATTAAAGAAAATATAAAGATAAGAGAAATTGATTATACAAATTCTGAATCACCATCATCTGAAGCTTGGCAAAAAGCAAGAGATTATTATGAAAACAATGATAATGTATTACAAATATCTTCTTCAATAGAAAGTGCAATATATAATAATATAGTTGATATATGGGTAAAATTTGAGCCTGCTATATCAACATTAGAGACAAATAAAAATAATACAAATACTAGTCAGGCAGCACAAGAAAAAGCCCAAGAATTAACAGCCTCTTTGGAGAAATAATGCCAGGTGGATTAATTGGATTAAAAAGAAGAGGAAAGATAATAAAATACAATAATGATGGAACTGTATTAGTTCAACTTATTGACGGATTATCTTTTAACGATGATGAGAATACTCATTCCGTTCCATTACCAATGGCTTTTTGTTCGCCTAATGGCGCTTTTATTGGCGGTTATCCTAGCAAAGATACACCCGTTTTAATTGAAAGAGGTCAAGGAAGCTGGTTTATATCTGGTTTTGATAAACCAGATAATATTTTTACTGAAAATAAATTTGGATACAGTAGTATAGATAATAATCTTATGGGTGAATTTACCCAAGATAGAATCTTGCTTCAAACAAAAAATGCTTCAAATAGAATTTATTTAGATCCAGAAGATGGTATTTCTGCAGGAACTTCATCAAATTCATTAAAAATTGATTCAAAAAGAAATATACTATCAAATAATTTGGGTAATCAATATGATTTTTCATATGGTCATAGATTAATTTCTGGAACAATTAAAAGAGATATTGAAGAAAACTCTGTAAGAAATGTATCTTGTTCAACACTTACAGATAATGATTATAATGATTCTTTATGGACAGTTGGTATGGATCCATTTACCAACATATCTTCAGCTACAACAAAAGCTTCTCCAAGAAATTTGCCATTAACTGAAATTAGAGAAGTAATTTATGAAACAGCAGAATTAAATTCATCATCATTATTTGAATCTGATTTATTAGAATCAAAAAAATATGATCCAACAAATAATACTCAATCTTCAAGCATTGAAAAATCACAATGCAGAGCAACTGCTTTTGGATTAAATTTATATAATCCAAATCATCTTATCGAAATAATAGCCGGAACTGGTGTTGATAATTTTGGTAATATATTAGATTTAAATAGAAATATTTTACCATTAGGTAAAGATATTTCATTCTCTAGTGATTCTGATAATATAGAATCTTTTAAAAAAATAAGAGCAGAGCATAGAAAATCTTTAGTATATCATTTTGAGATTAATTCAAGAAAAGCTGCAATAGATAATGATATTTATGAACCAAAACCAGTAACTGATAAAACAGATTATGCAAGAGATAGATCTAGATTTTTTATAGATATAGATAAAGAAGGTCAATTTAAAATAAATATACCTGCATCAAGTGAAACTGGAAACATACCATTATTAACAAGATACGAAAATTTATCCACAATAGCTTATGGTCAGGGAGATATAGACGATCCTAATAAATTAGTTTTCGATGATAATAGAGAAAATTCACAAGATATTTATTTAGAATGTTTTGCTAATACTAGTCCAATAAAATTAAAAAATAATGAAAAAGAAATTAGTCCAATAGATAGGTTTTTAGATGAATCTCAGCCATTAATTAGATTTGGCACTGCTCATCATGATATTTCAAAAGTTGGATATCAATTTACCAAAAAGAGAATAGAAGATGATGTTGGTGGTAAATTAATTAGATATATGTCAAAATGTCAATTAAATGAAAGGCAAGATGAAATACAGGTAGACAAATTATTATCAACAGAGATTAATGTTAGTGGAGACAATGCAAATGCTGGAGGAAGAAGTGGATCCATAAATATGGATGGATTTCTTACAATGAATATTGGTGCCAATACAATTGATAGACAATCTTTATGGCTTGATACAGCAGGGGGAATTGTATCAGCAATTGGTAGAGATAAGAATGGAGTAAGTTTACTATCTTCAATGGATGGAGATGTTTATATACAAATTGGAGGTGCAGGAATAGGAACGGCTCATGATTCTAGATTTAAAGATCAAAATGATGGAGCTAGGTCTGGAGCTTTTGATTTAAGAGTATTAAAATCAGACGGTCAATTATCAATAATTAGAATTGATAATAATGGAGTTTCTATTACTTCTTCTGGAAGAATGGAATTCTGTTCTCAACAAACAATGATTTTTAGATCAAATACAGAAATAATGTTTGAAGCTCCAAATATTATAGCATATCCAGACAGTTCTCCAAGAGTTCTAAAACGATCTGCTAATACAGAATGGGGTTAATATTAAATTTTATCACATAATAATGAATTAGTTATATAAGAGAATATATGCCTTGTAGACCATCCGATAATAATTTAAATCCACCAATTGGACCAGGATTACCAATTCCTGGATTCGGTATACCTTTTTCTCCATATCAATTACCAATTCCAGGATTTAAGTTTCCAGAAAATTTTCCAGAATCTATATTAGATTTATTAAATCAAATATTTGCGATATTTCCAAGTGGTACATTTTTACCACAAATAGATAATTTTGCAAATGATATTTTAAAAGCCATAGCAAGTATATTTAATCAAATAGCTCCATATTTATCAATATATAATTTTTTTACAGCATTATTAAATATGATTCTATGTATTATAGATGTCTTATGTGCACTTCCAAATCCAGCTAAAACAGTTAAAGCTGTAAAAAAATTAATAAAAACATGCTTACCTCCATTTTTGAATTTATTTCCTTGGTTGGCATTATTAGCTATGATTATGGCTTTATTACTTTTATTGATAGCATTAATTGAATATATTATAAATAGATTTCTAGCTATTATTGAAGATTTATTAGCAAACTTAAATCTTTTAGGAGACGCCGCAACTCTTACTGATACTGAAGCTTCAGCTGCTGTAGCAATAAAAATTGCAAGTCTATTATGTATTCTTGATAATTTATTTGCAATATTCTCTGCTATTGGCGCAATATTTGCAATTATTGAAGTTTTATCTAAAATGTCTGGTAGAAGAGTGTGTGCTGGTGATTCTGGGTGTTGTGATACTGATATTTGTCCTGAATGGATATCAAATAATCCAGATGGTATTCCCGGACAATCTGGAACATTAATTTATAATTCAAAATACACAACTGTAGATTCTTTAAGAAATGAAAAATGGCAATTTATTGATGATCAGCAAGTTCCAACATATCCATTTAAATCAATAATTACTTCATTAGGTGAAGGTATTTGGTGGCCAGAATCTACTTCATTTACAAATGAAACTCTTCCATCATCTGCCCCATATACTTTAAATTTAATTTTTAAAAATTTTGACCCTATATCTTATAATCCATTAGATTCAAATGGGGTTAGAGATTTTGAAATTAATGATATTATTGTATCAACAAAACCAATTATTGGTACAATTAATTATCAAGATAATTTATCTTCATCAAGAAATATTAATGGAACATTAAATCTTTGTGGAGGAAAAGTTTATGAAGTATCTTATTCTGGAACTGAAAAAGTATTAATTCCATATATAATAAATGGAAGCCAGGCAACAATTGAAACATTTATTCATAAACCAGATGAAATATTATTAACTCCTCCAACTAGTGATGATTCAATAGAAATATCAAATATAGAATTTACATTAGTTATTAATCATATTTCATTATTATCATATAATTTGATTACATATGGATGTATGCCAGAATTAAGATATGAAGCAGATGCATTAAATGTTGTTTTTTCTGATATAAGATCAATTGAAACTAAATTTGGCGGAAGTCCAATACCAAATATCGCTGGAACACAAACATGTTTAACTAATGCTATGGCTGAGTTAAGAAAAGATGTATCAATTGATAATGTAGAAAAAAATAAATTAAAGATATTAGATTGTTTATTATCATTAAAACAAGATTCTACAGAAAAATTCAATACTGCATTTAATTTATCTGTATCAAATTTTGATAGTTCAGTTTCTATTGAACCAGATTTACAATTTATTACAAGATTTATAGATGTAAATGTTATTTTGAAAGATTCAAATGGAACAAATATATGTAAATCAATACCTTTTGAAATTCAAGATAATATAGCTAATGAATTAAGTGGAATTGTTTCATTGGGAACTATCACTAGTTTTACATATGATCAGAGCTTATCATTATTTAAAGCTCAAATAACTAGCTCTCTTCCTGGAGAAGGTCAATTAAAAATATCCTTCCAAAATAATATATTTAAAGTTATTAATAATAAAGATAATGTAGATGAACAAACTACATTTGATGACTTAATATTAAATTACACATTCATTGGAACAACTGCTATAGCTACAGGAACACCAAATGCAGCTATTGATCGTGATGCTTCGGATATTTCTAATAGTTAAAAATGGCTATAAAAGTTAAAGTAACTAAACCAACTGCTACAACTTCTGATGACACACAAACAGTATCATCAGATATAAATGAATTATATAAACAATTTATTCAGCCAATAGATAGATATAGAAGTTTTGGAAATGCTCCTGGTTTATATCAATCTTTTGCTACTCAAACAAATAAATCTACATCAGACACAGTTGATGCATCAAATATTAATGGAATAATTGTAAATCCAGATCAATTTACAGAAAGTAGAACTCATGCTTTTTATAGAATGGTAGGATTTCCAGTGGCAACTAAATATGGAGGATATTATAATCCTGGATTTAATCCATCTTCTCAAAATACAATAAATAGAAAAAAAAAAGTTAATCAATTTTTAAATTCTAACCATTCAGATATTATAAGAATTATGCAAAAACGTGAACAGTTAGTTTCACAAAAAAGAAGTGTATTTATAACACAAGATAATAATTCTACTGCATATGCTACTTGTTTAAAATTGCCAAAATTATTTTTAATAGCACAGGTAGATCAAGACCCATTTTATGCAGATATTCAATCTCAAGTAATAGATGGTAGATTAGATTTAATAAGAGGTATACAATCTAGCACATTGCCTTATTTCGTAATATCTCCAGAACATTTATTAAAACCATTTTTAGTTAACCCTTCAATAGAAGAAGCTGTTAGTCCATCTAGTCTTAGAATTTGCGTTCCATTTTTACCAGATATAAATTCAACAAAAATAACAGAATCTATTTATTTAAAAAGAAGTATATTAGAATATATTTTAATTCAAAGATTATCTAATCAAACAAAAGATGAAACTTTTATTAACGAAGCTAATAGATTAATTACCAATTCAAATGAAGCTAATAAAACTAATTCTGAAATAAGAGATAGTTTGTTGGCTTTATCAGGAAAAGATAACATAAGCTTAACTAATGATGAAATTTTATCTTCCATAAATGGTTTTTCACAAATACAATCAAAAACAATACTGTTATATACAAAAATTATTAAATCAGTAGTTTCAAAATTAGATTCAAATATAAGAGAATTTGAATTGTTTAAAAATGAGACAGAATATTATCCAATACCATCTACATATGGTCCAGAATTCGGATGTTCATTTAAAACAATAAATAATAAAGTTAGCAAATTCGATCAAAACATAGCAGAATTAAGATTAATTGATTATTTAAATAGAATGAAAGGAACAGCAGATTCAGTTGTTGGTGGACAGGAGGCATTTGTTTCAATTGTATCATCTTCTCCTGGTAAGGATTTTTCAGGAGATTTAAATAAAATAACTAGACAACGTGATGAATTAGGAAATAGAGCAGGACAATTATTAAAAGAAATAGAAATAATTACAGGAGAAGTAAGCGGACTTGGTTTAATTGATGTTTTAGCAATTTATACAGCATTATGGTCAGTAAATATTGATATATTATTAGGATTATTAGACAATGAATCAATTGATAGATTAACAACATATGATATTTTTAAAGATTTAGTAACATCAGATGTAATTAATTCAAAAAATAATAGACCAAATATAACTGAAACATTAAAATCATTAGAAACAATTATATTTAATATACTATCATTTGCAGATAATATATATAAACAAAAATCTAGGTCTCCATTGGAGGCAAGAATAGGAAATGTAAAATAATGTCTTTTGATCTTAAAGTTAAAAATGGAGATATTTGTATTGATTCTAATGGCGATCTAGCTAAAGTTGAATATTCTGAAAAACTAATTCAAGATGTATTAAAAATAATAATAACTCCATTGGGAGCTAATAAATTTTTTACATGGTATGGTTCTCCGTTAGGTAAATCATTAATTGGTTATTATTTAGATTATGCTTTTATTCAAAATATAGCAGAAGATCAAATAAGAACTTGTATGGAAACTTTACAAAAACTTCAAAAAAAACAACAAGAGTCACA